ATACGTCGCGCATCCGCACGTCCACCCTGCAGTGGCGCTCGCCCGTAAGGTGGCCGAAATCCACACCGACGTGGAAATCGCGCGAATTTTTCCGGGTGCTCGGGTGCTCGATTACTGCGGCAACGCGGAACGCGCCGACCCGGCCGTGCACGTGCGCCGACCGCCTCTTGCGCCCGTCGACGCATGGCCGATGCTCAAGGCCCGCCAGGCCGCACGCGCCAACTACTGTGAGTGCGTCGACGTCTGCCCACACGGCCCGTTTGACGTGGCGCGCTGCACCGACGTCGCCTATTATCTTGATCCTAGCGAGTTTGTCGATCTGGTGTGGACGCTCCGTCACGGTGTGTTCTACGTCATCGTCAACCGCTATCGAGACTTTGGCGGCAAGCAATACGAGGCGAGTTACTCATCCCGCCTCGTGCAGCGCACCTACCACAATGGCGACACCGTAGTCACGCGTTTGGTAACGGTCACTGTGCCCGGCAACAACGCCGGTTACGTTCACCATGACCCGTCGTGGCTTGACGCCCCGAGCTACACGCACGACGACCGGTCGATCGCCATCAGCCAATGCGCTCAAATCGGGCCGATGCACATCTACCGCCTGGTGCGTTTCACGGGCGCCATACCCGATCGGGTTGCTCCCGCTACCATCGCTGAGCGCGTCACAGAGGCGCGCGAGACCGTGCGTCCTCTAGCAGCGGCAGCGTCAACGGAATTGGCCACGATCAACCCCGAGGCTTGCTATTTCCTGCTGAACGTGCCCAAACTCACGATGGATGACGCCGGCACGCCATACTTCACCACCCAGGCGACGATCGTGCCAATTGTGCCCGAGGTTATCCAAACCGCGGCCAACTTGACCTTAGCGCGCCCTCGGGACATGAAGCACGTCCGCGCGGTCGCCGACACCGTTGCCCGACTTTTGGGCGCGATGCGGTGGCCGGCCGACGTCGTCGCGGCCGCCACGCCACTCCACATCGCATGGGCCGTTCTGCTCCACCTCCAGCGCGAGATCGCGGTCTATACGGCCCTGAAGTCACACGCACGCACACTGGCGACGCACAAGGACCTACTTAATCCTGAGAACTGGCGGGAGGACTTGGCCTGGTG